TAGCTAGAAGAAATACTTCGCATGATTACTCTGAGGCGGTAACTGTTGTAGAGAGAGATTATACTTTTTACATAGTAAAAAATTTAAGTATTGATGCTGCAAAGTCTACTATAATATTAGAAGAAGGATTAGACTTTAGAGATATGAAGTACTATGACTCTGATGGAGTTTTATACAATTTGTTTGATGTTCAACTAAACGCATCAACAGGGGCAGAAGGACAGACTGTAGATTTAATAATAGAATTAAGTTACGATTATGATTAATAATTTATTAGGAGGAATATTAGGTAAGGTTGTAGATAATGCTGAAGGCATATTAGATAAAGTAATTACAACAGATAAAGAAAGGGATGAAGCAAAGTTGCAACTGCGTAAAATATTACTTGATGCAGAAAAAGAAGCTTTTGCTAAGGAAGTAGAAGATCGTAAGTCTGCAAGAGATATGTATAAGGATGATGCTATAATACAAAAAGTATTAGCAACATTGTTTACAATAGCATATTTTGGTATTAGTTTTGTAATGTTTCAACATTTTGTTGGTGGTGGTATTGACATGGGTGAGTTTGAAATTAGTTTTATTTCTACTATCTTTGGTGCAATGTCTGCAAAAGTTAATACAATCATTGACTTTTTCTTTGGTGGGAGTAGCAAAAAGAATAACGCTGAAGATAAATAATAATGGCAAAAACACCTGCATGGCAACGTAAAGAAGGAAAAAGTCCTTCAGGAGGTCTTAATAAAAAAGGGGTAGCTTCTTATAGAAGAGCTAACCCTGGATCTAAATTAAAGACTGCTGTAACTACAAAACCTTCTAAATTAAAGAAAGGTTCAAAAGCTGCTAAACGCAGAAAATCATTTTGTGCTAGAATGAAAGGAATGAAAGCTAAACTTACATCTGCTAAGACTAGAAGAGATCCTAATTCTAGAATTAATAAATCATTACGTAAATGGAATTGTGATCATGGTTGTCGTTTTCCACTTACACAACATAATTAGATATGGCAAAAAAATCTGTTAAAGCACCTGCTGGTTTTCACTGGATGAAAAAAGGAAACAATAACTATAAGCTTATGAAAAATCCTCCAGGAGGTTTTAAAAAACATCCTGGTGGTAGTTTATCTGCCAGCTTTGATATACAAAAAATACAT